AGTTGAGGCAAGGTTTTCACGTAGAGGTTGAACGCCTGAACGACTAGGTTTCCCAACGGCAAACGCGTCAACAGACCTAGCATCTTGTTCGTGCTCATGTACAGGGCCGTGTACACCATCAGTCGGTCACGCGCCGCTGCCGCGTTCGCTTCGAAGACGGGTCCCTCGCAAGTGAGCTGAGGCACCATCTCCTCAACGAAGCGACGGGCTGACGTGAACACATAGTACGGCGACTGGCGAAGGACCATGTCGAGATCGAAGACACTCGGGTCCTGGTTTCCATCCTGCACCAGGCAGTGCCACGCGTGTTCTTCAAAGATGAAACCATTGTCCACGTAAAGATCCATGCTCAGCGTGTCTTCCGGCTCGACACCGATTAGGTGGGTGTTGAGCGAATCCCCGAACCCCTCCAGCGACTTCATGGCCCGTGAGAGTCCAAGGACACAATTGCGAGCCATGGAGTACGCAATGTTGAGCTCGACGAAACCCCCGTCGTGCTTCATCACCTTGTACCAATTGACGAGGACCTGCCGGTACGATGGGATCTTCAGCCCTTTGCCATTAATACCAAGTTTGTTAAGGATCTTCCTAGCATCCACGGCGAACTCGGTGTACAGCGCGGACTGGTGTGCGGTCAACTGGATCATGCCGATGCACCGGGCGGCCCTGTATCGCAGTGTCGCCACGGACCCTTTCCCGGTCTTGAAGTAACGGCCAGCCTCAGCCTTGTTATTGTAGTACCTGGTCTTGAGGATAGCCGCGTCGTGCAAAACGGCGTACTTCGGGACATCAACGCCAATCATCTCGAACTCGTCCGCGTACTTCGTCCCAAGTTCCGGGACCTTACCTAGGAACTTCTGGTCGAGCACACCGCCCTTAGCCTCGAACCTAACTTCGATCCCGAACAGGTTCTTGAACTTCGCGATGATTTCGTCAGGGTCGACGTTTTCGAAATTCAGCCCCAGTAGATTGTCGTCGCCCACGTTGGCGAGGAATATCTTGTCGAGCAGCTGATCGTAGGGTACGTTGAAGTGCTCGCCTAGGACGGCGAACATCATGATATGGAGCCCCACAGTGTTTGTCCACGTGGTGTCCGAATCACCGGTGTAGCCGCCGTGCTCCTTGGCGACCCAACCTCCTGGCACTGTCTCATCGACGGTCGCGGCCGCTTGGGCGTGCTGTTTCCACATCTCGATCCAACCCTCCTTTGGAACGCCGTCCCAAATCGCCTGGAACGGCGCGTCTAGGGTCGCGCGAGCCTTGTCGATTGGCTCCGTGATCAGGTTCAGGATGTAGCCCTTCTGGGTCTTTTGGACCATCTGATCGATGTGCCTGTTGATCACCTCAGCTATGGGCGAGTTCTCGTAGCCTATCTTCCGGATTCGGGCCTGAATGTCGAAGACCACGGCCGGCAGATTCGCATCCATCTGCGTACAATCGGCCGAAAACTTCCACTTGTACGGGTCCAGCGCCTGGAAGACCTCGCCGAGGTAGCGTCCTGTGAGCGGTATCCCTGGTTTCCCCATCGACGCCCGGAAGTCGTGGCGGTTGTTGATGTCAAAGTTGAGGATGCCCTTTTGGAGGTTGTCAACTATCGACGTCGCCGTAA